TATGTCATTGGTGCTGACCCGGCTTATGGTTCGTCTGATTGGGCGGATCGTTTTTGTATTTCGGTGTATCGTTGTTATGCGGATGGTATGGAGCAGGTGGCGGAGTTTGCTACGCATGAGTTGAACACGTATCAGTTTGCTTGGGTCATTGCTCATTTGGCGGGTGCTTACAAGAACAGCACGCTGAATTTGGAGGTGAATGGTCCAGGGCAGGCGGTGATAAATGAGTTGCGGAATTTGCGTCGTCAGGCGGCTGCGTTGGGTGGTAACCAGGGCAAGGACTTGATGAATGTTTTGGCTCACATGCAGAATTACTTATGGCGTCGGAATGACACTATGGGTGGTGTGAGTAATAGCATTGGGTATTTGACGACGGGTCCGTCTAAGGAGCGGATGATGAATTACATGAAGGACTACTTTGAGCGTGGGATGATGCGCGTTCGTAGTCTGGAGTTGATTGATGAGATGAAGTCTATTCGTCGTGATGGTGGTTCTATTATGGCGCAGGGGCGTGGGAAGGATGATCGTGTGATTGCTTCTGCGTTGGCGTCTGTTGCTTATGCGGAGCAGTTGTGGCCGCGTTTGGTGCAGGCGAAGGTGACGCGAGAGATTTCGCGTTCTTTGGATGATCGCACGCCGGAGCAGATACAGGGTTCGCGTACGGTGAGTACGTATCTCAAGAGGATTGGGTTCAACGATGCAGCAATCTAAGTTTGAGCGTTATTTGCGGTTAGCGCGAGCCACTGTTTATTCGGAGCCGGAGGAGGGCAATTTTCACAATGCGCTTATCAAGGAAGCCGTGTCGTCATTTATCCCATTATTCGGTTTGCCGGATACTCCCTTCGTGCTTGATGCGGGATGTGGCCCCGGGGTCTTCATGGACGAGATGCGGAGTGCCGGCTTTTCCTCTCTCTGGGGAGTGACGTTGAGTCAGAACGATGTGGATGCGTGCCGGAAGAAGGGGCATGGGTGCACGTTGGGTGACATTAGTGATCTTGATGACATGGACGACTCGGTGGATTTGGTTTGGTGTCGTCATGCGATTGAGCATTCGGTGTATCCGTTGTTCACGTTGTATGAGTTCAATCGTGTGTTGAAGATGGGTGGTGGTTTGTATGTGGAGGTTCCTGGCCCTGGGTTGCCTCGGGCGCATGAATGGAATCCGAATCACTATTCGATTTTGGGGCCGCACATGTGGGTTGCGTTGATGCAGCGTGCTGGCTTTGAGGTGTTTGATACGCGAGAGATTAAATTGGAGTTGACGCAAAACGGTGAGAAGGTGCCGGAGTTGTTTTATGCGTTCATGGCGAAGAAATGTCGGTCTATAGTAAATCCGAGTTAGTAACGCGGCTGCGGAGGTTCCTTGCGGACCCCAATCGCGGCATTTCGCGGTTGTTGTTTGCCGAGATAGCGGGGGTGAGCGACCAGTATTTGAAGAAGAATGTGGAGATGGGTGAGGGTGACATCTCGCAGGAGTATCAGATACGGTTGAGCAGGGCCTTGCAGGCTTGGGAGCGGGGCGAGATTGCGGTCATGAGGGGGCGGACGGGCAATAAATTCGCCCAATACCGGGCCGAGCCTAAGCCGAGGTTGGTGCGTCATTGGGGGTTGAGGGTGACGCCGGAGGGGTTGCGGATGGATTTGCGGGTGCGCAACAAGGCTGACTATGGTGAAACAACGCTTTTAGAGCAGATGGAGGGACAAAATGGCGGTAAAAAGGGACTATAAGTGCGAGAGCCACGGGTTTTTTGAGGCTTGGGAGCCTGTTTGCCCGCATGGATGCTCTGAAGGCATCATGATTGTTCATTTACAGGCGCCAGCTTTCTTGTCGGACCGGACAAAGGGCACTGACGGCACTTTGAAGGGGCTTGCCAAAGATTTTGACATGACAAACCTGAAATCGACCCGGGAGGGCGAGCATCAGGAGGGGTATTTGACCCGGAATAATGCCCCGCAGCAGCCGCAGGCCCCGGGTGGGGTGATTTGGGGTGGCGGTTCGGGTTACAACATGGCTAGTGTCATGTCTGGTCAGGCTGTCAGGTCGGTGCGTGGAGAAAGTGTTGGCTTTAACCCCAGGGATGCTGGTAGGTTGACCGGGCCGAAGCCGGCTTCCTATATCGCAGACCATGAGAATCTGAAGATCAAGCCATGATTATACCTTCCGACCCCGTTGATCGTGAGACTTTCTATCTGGACTTGATTAACAAGTGCTATGTCTCGCGCGACGAGCGTCGGTCGGACTACGCGAGCCTGCGTAGTTATTTCTTGTTTGGGTCTGGCCCTGAGGATGCGCCGGCCCATTACAACAAGATTTACCCGCACATCGATCAGTTGACCTCGTTCATGTATTCGGCTGACACGACGCGCTTTAGCATTAGCTTGGGTGCGTCGGTGCACGAGGCCGAGCACGCGAAGGTGCCGGTGCTGACGAGTGCGTTGAATGACGAGTGGAACAATTCCAATGCGGATCAGGTCTTTGGCATTGGTCTGACTTGGGCATTTGTTTACAACACGGCTTACATCAAGCTGGTGCGCAATAAGTCGAGCATTACGCCTTACATGGTGGACCCTGGATCGATTGGGGTGCTGCGTGAGGATGTGATGTACACGGACCGCCAGGAGGCGTTTGCGCATACTTACTACATTACGCGGTCTGACTTGGCGGCGCGGCTTTATTCGCATCCGAAGCGTGAGAGCATTATGCGGCGTGTGACGGAGCAGAAGTACCAGCCGCAGGATATGCCCAATGGTATCAATAGGATAATTGTAAATTCTGTCGATCCGACGATTTACGGCAACGTCAATTTGGATTTGTCGGGCTACAACCGCATGAAGCCTCAGGTGGCGGAAGACACCATTGAGATGCGCGAGTTGTATGTTTGGAATGACGAAACTGGCGACTATCAGGTGGTGACTATCGCCGAGCCGGATGTGATTATTTACGACCGCCCCAATGAGTCGATGTTTATTAAGGGTGAGTTACCGTTTATCCAGATTTGCCCCAATCCGATGCCGGATTATTATTGGGGGCAGTCTGAGGTTAGCCGTTTGGTTTATTTGCAGGAGATGCGAAATAAACGAATGGCGGAAATCCTTGATTTGCTGTCGAAGCAGGTTCAGCCGCCTACGGCTTTGACCGGCTTTACTGGCATTTTGGATGAGAAGAATTTTGCTTTGAACCGTGCCGGCGGATTGCTGGCGACGGACATGCCCAATGCCAAGGTTGAGCGTTTGGCGCCCAACATGCCTCAGGATTTGTTTAGGGAATTGAATGAGATCGATGCCATGTTTGCCGAGGCGTCAGGCATTTCTTCGGTCTTGTCGGGGCGGGGTGAGTCGGGCGTTCGTTCTCAGAGTCACGCATCGCAGCTTGCGCGGCTGGGGTCGTCCCGCGCCAAGAAGCGCGCTTTGATTGTCGAGGATGCTCTGGAGAAGATGGCGACCCTGTATCTCAAAGTGATGCAGATGGACGACACGACGGCATATCGGGACAAGTTTGGCATAGATTTCATCCCGAAACAGTTTACAAAAGACTTTGTAGTTAAGGTAGATGCGCACAGCAATTCTCCTATTTTCATGGAAGATTTGCGGTCTTTGGCGTTCAATCTGTTCAAGGCCCAGGCGATTGACAAAGAGAGTTTGCTTGACTTGTTAGAGCCGCCTATGAAACAGTTGTTGAAGGATAAGTTGAAGAAGGCAGAGGCCAAGGGCGCTGAGTCGCCGGAAGCCAAGCCTTCTGCTCCGCCGGCTTTGAAGAAGGTATCGTGATGGAGAAGGCGACCAGCCTCCGAGGTGACCAACCTCGTTATTCCGACAAAGAGTTGGCGCGCTCTGAAGCGCCCGCTTCCTTGCAATATCGCGTGACTGCTATCCGCTCTATGGGTAATGATAGGTCCGCGCGGCGTTTAAGCCGTGACTGAAGGAGGTGATCTTAGATGTACCGTGCGATGCGCAAGGCTCGTAAGACCCGTCGCTAATATGAGGATTTCGGGGGCATCACTCTGTTGGGAAAGGAGGATTCAAGATGGCTCGTCGTCGTGGCCGTAAGGCGAAGCGGTAACTAATCGACGGGGCGAACCCGTTTGATTCCGCTGTGCGCCGGGGGGACGCACGTTGTAAATATATCCCCTCGTTTGCTTTTTTCTGGACTAATTGCTTAATGCTTTGTTAGCTAGATGCCGGAGGGTTCAAATGGCTGGTCCGAGTGATCGTATGATGCAGTTGATGGCTAGGGGCCAGGGTGCTCCGGCTGATGCTGCGCCTGCGCCGGATGCCGTGACCCCGCCGATGGGCGCTCCCATGATGACGCCTGAGCCGAAGTTTGGTGACAAAGAAGCTGCGATGATTAACGTCAGTCTCGCGCTGGATTTGTTGAACCAATCTTTGCCGGCCATTGGCTCATCCTCGCCTGAGGGCGAAAAGATTATGTCTGCCGTGCGCGCGTTGACTGGCATGATCCAGCCGCGTCAGGCCAAGACCGACCAGTTGAAAAACGCTGAAATTCTTCAGTTGCTCCAAAACCTCCCGCAGTTGGGTGGTGGTGCTCCTGAAGCCAGGGCAATGATGGCGGCTCCGCCCATCCCTGGGCTTGCGCCGGGTGGTGGTCAAGCACCTCCGCCTCCGCCGATGCCGCCCGCTGGCGGTGCAATGCCACCTCCGGGTGGTCCGATGCCGCCTCCCGGCGGCGCCATGCCTATGTAGGAGAAGTAGTATGGACCTTTTCAAGCCGCGTGGCGCCGCGCATGTTCGTCGGCCCACAGACAACACTCAAGCCAACGGTCAGATCATCAATACGCCGCGTTTTGCGGAAATGGGTGGTCTTGCCTCTGCTGCCAAGATTGGTAGCAAGAACAAGATGGCGATTAAGCCGCCCGGCGACGGCAAGAAAGTCATCTAAGGGAAGGAATCGGGGACATGTCCTCTCTAGAAGATATGACGCCAGAGATGGCATATGAATTGGCTCGCTTGTCGCGGCGTCTTGCCGAAAATCCGGAAACGCGCGAAGAATTTTTGCGTTTGACAAAGAAAGATACGCCGAACCTTCCGATCCCAGAGATCGAGCTTAAGGACACAGTGTATGCCGCGACCAAGCAGGCTAACGCTCGCGTGGAACAACTTGAGCGGAAGCTGCTCGAGAAGGAAGCCCTTGAAGAATTGAACCGTCGTCGTCAGGCGCTGGTCAAAAAGGGCAAGATTTCTGATGAAGCTGAGATCGAGCAGGTCGAGAAGATCATGCTTGAGCGCGGCATCACAAACCATGAAACCGCAGCGGACTACCACAAGTGGATGACCGAGCAAGCGAAGCCGACGCCTTCTACGTTCAGCAGGAACGTGATGGACGACACGGCGCGCAACACGCTGTCGTCCTTTTGGAAGAACCCGCAACATGCGGCAAGAGATGAGGCGACCAAGGCTTTGATGGAGTTGAGGAAGAATCCTCGTCCTATCGGGCTGTAATCGTTTCTACGGGGACGTAATTTTTGCTTCGGAGATAAGCCATGCCTATCGGTGGTGGTATTCTTCCGGCGACGGGTAGTACGCAGTACACCGAGTTGACTTATGTTACTCGGCGCGCATTTATCCCGAAGCTGGTTGTACAAATCTACAACAGCACGCCGCTTATGGCGGCGCTTATTGCCAATAGCCAACAGGCCACGGGTGGTGTGTCCTCCGTGACTGTGCCGGTGCAAGGCTCTCAGTTTGTGAACGCTCAGTGGTCGGATTACAGCGGCTCCTTTACGCAGCCGTCCGTCCAGCAGGGCGCTTACAATGCTGAGTTCAACCTCAAGCTGATGATTGCCCCTGTGCCGTTCCTCGGCATGGAAGGCGCTGTGCAGCAGGACCATGCTATCATCCCGCTCATCGAGGCTCGCATGAACGATGCGACCAACGTGATGATGGATGCGATGGCGACGGCTCTCTACACCAACACGACCAACACGCAGCAGTTTATTGGTCTGCCGGCGGCGGTTGATGATGGTACGGGCACCGCGACTTACGGCAACATCAATCGCTCGACCTACACTTGGTGGAAGTCGAAGCAGTATGCGGCTGGTTCGGTGAACCCGACCCGTCAAAACATCCTCCAGTACATCTCCGGTACGGTGAAGAACGGCGCTGAAGTGCCGACCTTCGGCGTGTGCGGTTTTGGTACTTGGACCCTGCTCGCGCAGGATTATGTCGG